CAGTGATGTCCGGACGACCCCCCCGGTATTGTTCAATCAAACCTTTTACCGGGCTTTTCGCGCAGCACTAGAAGGAGGCCTTCAGTGGGGAGTTGAATGACAGTAGCTTCGTCATCCACACCGAGCGTCGAGAGGCGTACTGACGCGCGTGGTTTGTGGGTCGACACTCCTAAGAGGTCGGCCACGCGTTTGGGGCCCCTATATGGAACCCTACAAACACCGTCGCGGGCAGTGCGCACCCTTGGCTTGACTCACGGTGGGTGAAGAAGACTACTTCATTCCTCTCCCAGCTGAAGTCTTCTGGATAGTGGACCTAAGTCGCGACTAGCCAAAAGGAAGGGTGTCTTGGCCGCTTTCACTGGTCTGCAAAGACTCAGATCGGCGAAGGGAGTCATAGGTACGATACATAAGTATCGACCCACGTCCACCCGCAAAGAAACGCGGGGCGACGGTCTTCACTCTGTCTCTTGAGACAATGAGCTGAAGGTCGTCACGGCGCTTTACCAGGTGTTCCTCAACGTCGATCGCGTTGACATTGTCGACACGAAAGCGTGTAGGAACGCCTGTACTTGCATATTCCTTTATCTTGCGATAAAGACTACGTCTTATATCGCCAAGTTTAGGGATATACATGTTTTGGCTGGGACTCTTCCGAATATTATTCTTATAGAGTTCCACAGTCATCTCATCGACGACATACTTATCAAAAGAGCAGTCTGTCTCGATGAAGTCGTGAGGCAATGGATCATTGCGATTCCAGAGCCGTATGACACGACCGAGAGTGAACTGATCTACAAGGGACTTGCGAAGTCGCTCGTAAATCAGTAAATCGGTCTTATTGTACAACCAACAAATACTCAGATCAAAGAGTACTGGGTCGTTGGAAGACAATAGCCTGGCGATAGCGATTCGATACTTTGTCCAAGGGACAACGTCCTTTAAACAGAGTTTCGTCGTTAACGTCGGGAATCCGCCGCCGCCACCGATCCTATCAAGGAAAGGTGGTATACGATAGTTCCAGAAAGTGTCAATGACACTTCTAAGGAACATCGTGTAAGCAATGTATAGTGGCTTACGCGTTACTTGTGTGACCTCTGCTCTTAGAGCAGGACCCACAGTATACGCCATAGGCACATGCATTGCACCGGCCGCGGCACCACTCTCCCATGCATCCGAAAGAACAGATGCATGGAAGAGGGGCTCTTCGGTTATGAGATAATGGTCGAGTATTCTTTCCTTAAGGATGAATACTCGTTCCTTAAACACATAACCTGTGTTGGACTTAAAAGTTTTTGTACTATTAAGTTCACCACCCGTTGCCTCAAGAAACTTTTTATATTTCTTGAAGTTACGCTTGTGACAAGCAAGAATGCCATCATCGCCACATAGTCGGAACTGCTCGCTTGTTAAGCCAGCAAGTTTCGCTAGGCAGTAATGGTATGCATTTAGGATGTGCCAAGAGAAAGGAGTACCCATAAGGGTACCTCTCTTCTGCATAACCACATCCGTCTTAGAATAATGCAGCTCATGATTCATGAACTGCAAATCTAAGAATTCCCACCACCATTGAGGGTAGTCAGGCCTAGCAAGCTTGAACCCTTCAATGATGGCGAGCACTACGTCGTGAGGGATGCGATCTGTCGCCTCCCTCCAATCGACGGAGTACCATGTCTGTCCAGCCCGACGATCGAGATAATCTCCATCCTCGAGGAGGGACACATTAGGAAGGCCATCATAGGGGATGTATCTGCGAAGAACATGACCCATAATGATGTCCACGGTTTCTGAAGCCGTAACAACACGAGATTTCATCCCAGTGTTGACAGCTACAGCAACCCGACAACGAGGCACAGCAGAGACAGTTGAACGATGCTCTAAGAGCTCGTCAAAAGTATACTGCGGTCGCTTCAGTCCTTTAACCATTATGTCGCTTAAAGCGTCATCATTGTTATAGGACTCGGCAAATCCACCATTGATTAATGACTTATCAAAGGTGGCATTACCGACAGTCTGGAAGGGCATACTAATCGTAGAGGCCGATGTCCACGTTTTACGTGATTCATCAGGCAACTGACGAGGAGTACCTCCCCAGAAGATACGAGCATACTGGGTTATTTCCCTCAGTAGCTCGCCATCTGTACAGAATTCTTGAGTAAGCATCTCTTTGTGCTTATTCAAGGCTTCGAGCTGCATCTCTCTTGAAGGAAGAGGCAATGCCCTTCCTAACATAGAGAACTGTAGCCGTTGAGAACGGTTACGAGGATAAAACACTCGTAACGTTTTCTTCCACCGGCGGCAGACTTCGCGATCGAAGTCACTGCCAAGCGACTGACCGCGAAGCGCTATACATAGTGCTTTGAGATCAGCCGCTACTGAATATGGGCCCTTACTCAAGCAGAGCAAGGTAATACCCAGGGGAACCTTATGGTCCTTTTCCGTTGTTTTTCTTTGAAAACAACACACTACAACGGCGACTGAACGGACAATTGATGCCGTCACTCGCAGTTGTGCCTTCTTAGTGCTGCTGAAGGCTTTCGCCCTCCTATGAGAGGGTATGGAGGCTGAATGCAGCAGTTTATCAACAATGTTTTTAAACGCAG